CCTGTCTGCACGCGGCTCCCGAAAAAATAAGGGGGGGGCTTAATGGGGAGAAAGCCAACACCGACAGCCATACTGCGTTTCAGGGGCAGCGAAAAGGGCATGGCCCGGGCAGATGAACCGGAGGGGACAGACGGACCCCCGCTAGTGCTTCCGTATGTCGCGAGCGACGACATCGCTCGGCGCTACTTCGAGAGGCTGATCGAAGACCTGCGCCGGCTTGGTTTGTACGCAGCAGAGGACTACGCCGCGCACAACGCCTGGGCGCATGCATGTGCGGAGTTTGAGCGCGCCGACGCAACCTGCCGCGAGAAGGGTCTGGTACTTGAAACAGCGCAAGGCTCGTATATCTCTCCGTGGAAGAAGCTGCGCGACGATGCGAGGGCTGAGGTCGCGCGGCTTTCGAAGTGCTTCGGGTTGACGCCAGCGGATCGCGTGGGGTTGAAGTCTTCCGGAAAGCCGAAGGGGGATGCCTCGGGCATCGAGTCGCTCCTCAAGTCGAAGACCGCCTAAGTTCGCGCCTGTCGCGGGCTTCAGCGCATCGGCAACCGCCGCGCAGGGCGATTGGTTTGACCACGAGGAGTTCGCGCGCCTGCAGGCGTTCTTCAGCCTGCTCAAGCATCAGAAAGGCGTGTGGGCCGGGAAGGCGTTTGAGCTGCTGCCGTGGCAGCGCGACCTGCTGGGGCCCCTGCTCTGCTGGCGCAAGGCCGACGGCACCCGCCGCTTCCGCAAGGCGTACATCGAGGTGCCGCGCAAGAACGGCAAGAGCACGGTGCTGGCAGGCATCGCGCTCTACATGCTGCTCTGCGATCGCGAGCCGGGCGCCGAGATCTACTGCGCCGCAAGCGCTCGCGACCAGGCTGCGATCGTCGGAGACGCGTGCCGGCAGATGGTCGCGTCGAGCCCGGTGCTCGAGAAGTCGGTCGATTCGTTCCGCAATGTGATCACCTTCGGCACCTCGAAGCTTGAGATCCTTTCGAGCGACGCCGGGACGAAGCACGGCAAGAACGCGAGCTGCGTGATCTTTGACGAGGTGCACACCTTCCCGGATCGCGACCTGTACGACGCGCTGGTAACAAGCATGGGCGCGCGCCAGCAGCCGCTCGAGGTCTGCATCACGACTGCCGGGCACGACCGGAACAGCCTGTGCTTCGAGCTGCACACATACGCCGAGAAGGTGCGCGACGGGCTGGTGGCCGACCACGCCTTCTTCCCGGCGGTCTACAGCGCTCCGGTGGACGCCGACTGGAAGAGCCCCAAGGTGTGGCGCAAGGCGAACCCGTCGCTAGGGGTGACGGTGACCGAGGACTACCTGCGCGCGGAGTGCGAGAAGGCGAAGGAACTGCCAGCCTACGAGACGACCTTCCGGCAGCTCTACCTGTGCCAGTGGACCGAATCGAAGAAGGCGTGGATCTCGACCGATGCGTGGAAGGCGTGCGCCTCAAGTGCGTGCGACCCCGACGCGCTCGCTGGCCGCGAATGCTGGGGCGGGCTGGACCTTTCGACGACCACCGACCTGTCGAGCCTGTCGCTGATCTTCCCGCTTGAAGATGGGTCGCTGGATGTGCTCTCGTGGTCGTGGTGCCCCGAGGACGGCATCCGCAGGCGCAGCCGCAGCGATCGCGCTCCATACGATGTGTGGGCTGCTCGCGGAGAACTGATCCCCACACCGGGCGCGGTCGTGGACTACGACTTCATCGCCGAGAAGATCAGGCAGGTCTGCAAGCGTTATAGCGTCAAGTCGATCGGCTTCGACCCGTGGAACGCGACGCAGCTATCGACCGGGCTCTATGGCGAAGGCGTGCCGATGCTCGAGGTGCGCCAGGGCTACCGCACCCTGAGCGAGCCGGCGAAGAAGCTCGAATCGCTGGTCGTCAGTCGCAAGATCCGCCACCCGGACAGCCAGCTGCTGAACTGGTGCATTTCGAATGTGGTGATCGAGAGCGATCCCGCTGGCAATATCAAACCGTCCAAGGCGAGCAGCACGGAGCGCATCGACGCTGCTGCCGCCCTCGTCACAGCTCTCGCAACTTGGCTTCACCAAAAGGTGGACGCCACTGGCCCCTCGGTCTACGAGGAAAGGGACATCACATGGGTCTGAAGGACATCGTGCTTCGCTACCTCGGGCAGCAGCCTCCGCGCAGCGATTTCGAGGACAATGTGCCGATCGGCCAGCCTGTCAGCGGCTCGGTGCAATCGTATGTGCAGAGCTACAGCTACACGGGCGAAGTGATTACGCCGGCGCGCGCCCTCGAGGCCCCCAGCGTCTTCGCCTGCGTGCGCCTGATCGCCTCGAGCATCTCGCGCCTCGACTGGAGCGTGCTGCGCGAGACGAGCGACGGGAAGGTGCTGGAGCCCGAGCACCCGCTCTACAACCTGCTCAACTACGAGCCGAACGAGGACATGACGGCGATGGCGTTCCGCGAGGTCATGCTGACGAACGCGCTTCTGACGGGCAACGCCTACGCCTACATCCACCGCAACGCGGCAGGACAACCAGTCGCCCTTGAGCCGATCCGCTCGGACTTCGTTGCGATGTACCGCGACGGGCAGAACCAGCCCTACTACCAAGTTTGGAGCGGCAAGTACACGGGCACAGACGCCGAGAAGACCGCCAAGCGCTTCCGCGGCTACGACATCTTCCACCTCGTCGGCCCGACGATGGAAGGCATCCTGGGCGTGCCGCCGATCCACCTGATGCGCGACCTGATCGGGCTGGAGCTTGAGGTGAGCGAGTTCGTGACGCGCTTCTTCGCCAACGGCGCGGTGCCCTCGGGAACGCTCAAGATGCCGGGCCGCCTGAGCCCCGAAGCCGCGAAGCGCCTCCGCGAGGCGTGGCAGGCCGCTCACGGTGGCGCAAGCCGCGCCGGCCGCGTGGCCGTGCTCGAGGACGGCCTTGAGTACCACCCCATCACATCTTCGTTCAAGGACAACGACCTGATTGCAATCAGACGCTACTGCCGCCAGCAGATCGCCGCGATGTTCCAAGTGCCGGCGCACAAGATCGGCGACACCGAAGCCGGGTCATACAATTCAAACGAAGCCGCGGATGCAGAGTTCTGCAAGCATACGCTGTCAAGCTGGGCGACCAGACTTGAGCAAGAGGCCAGCCGCAAGCTGATTCAGCGCGGCGAGCCCTATTGCACCCGCATCGACTTCAGCGACCTGCTCAGAACCGATATGAGCACGCGCTTCAACGCCTACGCGGTGGCAATCACCAACGGAGTGCTGACTGTCAACGAGGCCCGCGCGCGCGAAGGTCTCAAGGCGGTGGACGGCGGCGATGACATCCGCGTGCCGCTCAACACCGAGGCCGCTGCTGGCGCCGGGATGCCCCCCGCCGCGGCGCAGCCCGTTCCGGCGTCCGAGGACCTTGAGGCCGAGGAGGTCGAGCCCAGCGTCGATATGGAGCCCGAGGAGGTCGAGCAGCAGACCGAGCGCGCTCGCGACCTGCTCGCGGCCGCCCAGCGAACCGCTGCCATCGCTGCGGTGCGCCCGGCGATTGAGGCCGCCTACCGCCGGCACCTCACCCGGGTCAGCGAGTACCTGCTCAAGCAGCGCACCCAGGCGAAGCTCGACAAGTGGGAGCCCCCGCTCGAGTGCTTGGACGCCGACCTGCGGGACACCGTGGCCGGCCTCGGGCGCCTGCTCGGCGACGAAGCGAAGGCGACGAAGGTGCTTGATGAGTCGCTGCTCCGGCATGGCCGTTCCATGCGCCGAAGCGTCACTGGCATCGCAAGCCTGACCGACACCATCGACGGCTGGAAGACGCTGCCCGGTGCAGCGGCCGCCGAACTGCTGGATCTCGTGAAGTGCGAGGTGCTGAACCTCCCCTACCTGGAGAACTCGAATGAACAAGCCTGAAACCCGCGCCCTGGGCACCCTGAGCGAAGCCGCCGACCTGAAGGTGCGCGGCTACGCGGTTACATGGACTCCCTACGACATGCACCGCGAGATGGAGCGCATCGACCCGAAGGCGTTCGACCGGGCGCTTGAGAGCCCCGCCGACATCGCCCTGCTGTGGAACCACGACACCGGCAAGCCGCTCGCCCGGGTCCGCGCCGGCAATCTGCGCCTGTGGACGGACGAGAACGGACTTGGCTTTGAGGCCACGCTGCCCGACACGGCGACCGCCCGCGAGGCGCACGCGCTCGTGCAGAGCGGCGTGGTGAGCCAGTGCTCGTTCGGGTTCATGGTGCGCGAGGAGCGCTACGAGAAGGGCGAGACCAAGCCGGTGCGCGTGATTCTCGACGCCGATCTGCTCGAGCTGTCGCTGGTGACCTTTCCGGCCAATCCGACGACCAGCGTGGAGGCCCGAGAGGCCACACAGGACGCGCCGGTTCGTCGGACCATCCGACTGACCCCTCCCCTGTGAGACGGTCTTGCAGGGCGTTCTAGGAGTGCGAGAATGCCCCTAACTGAATACCCCCGCGAGCGGCGGACCCGCGCCTAGTGCGCCCCGACCGCAAGCGAGCATCAGACCTCCGTGCAGCCCTCGTGGCGCACTGGCCTGCAAGCGGTGTTGATTTGGAAGACCAACAACCGCCGGGCTAGTGCGCCTTTTTCTTTGCACGCCCGGCGCTAACCCGGAGACTGAGATGATTGAGAACAACACGCTGGACACGAGTGGCGACGAATACCGCCACCTGTACCAGACCTACCTGCGCAAGGGTCAGAACGGACTGACAGACGCGGAGACCCGCGCACTAAGCATCGGTGCCGCGACTGGCGGGCAGGTGCTGGCCCCTTCTTCCTGGTCTGACTATGTGCAGAATCAGATGCAGAACGACGCGATCCTGAAGCGCGTCAATATCGTGCAGACGACCACCGGCTTCACGCAGCCGATCTTCGTCACGAATCCGACCGTGAACGCTGCGGTTTCCGAAGCCTCTTTGGGCACCGAGAGCTACACCGGGTCGAACTTTGTCGTGAATCCCAAGTTCGCAAACACTTCGCGGGCCTTTGCGCTCAAGAAGTTCACGGCCTGGGCGACCGTCTCGAACGAATTGCTCGAGGACACGGAAGCGGCTCAGAGCGTCGAAGAGTTCCTGAAGCGGCAGCTCACGGCGTCAATCCTCAGCACCATCAATCAGCAGATCGTGCGCGGCAACGGAAGCAGCTCGCAGCTGCAGGGGAGCTGGCAGGCAGCGATTGACTACAGCCGTACCAAGGCAGCGAACGCCAGCGGCAACACCACGGCGCACATTTGGCTCGCAATGACGGACGCCGGAGCCGGCAACGAGTCGAACATCGACCCGGTGACCTTCTCGCGTTGCGTCATCGTGTTCAATACGCGCACTGGCGACAAGTACTCCTATGGCGCAGGCACCCCTCTTGACGGCATGAACTTCAGCGCCGAGGGCGGGCTCACGACCTTTGGTCGTCCGGTTGTCTACATGCGTCTCTCTGACGCCACCGGGACGGGCGCGACGCTCATGCACATTTTTGACCCGTCGCAGTACCTGCTCGCCACCAATCTTTCCGGGATGACCGTCACGCGGCTCTCGGAGCGCTATGCGGATTCGAATCAGACGGCGTTCGTCGCTTCGATCCGTGCTGACGGAAACATCCTGAACACGCAGGCCGTGTTCAACATCACGCAGGGCTAAGGAGGCCCAAACCATATGGACAGCTACAAGAAGCTCCGCGAGGGCAACGACGCCCGCTACCGCGAGATGCAGCAGATCATCGAGACCGCCAACAAGAACGGCGGCGACATGGACGCCGACACGACCAAGCGCTTCGAGGCGCTCGACGCGGAATACCGCCGCGTCCAGGGCGTGATCGAGAAGAACCACCAGCTGATGGCGCTGGCGGCGAAGGACAAGGAGACGGGTTTCGTGGATGTCGGCCCCGACGCCCCCGAGCTGCGCCGCGCTCCCGCTGCCCGTGAGACCGCCCAGCGCGCCCCGCGCTTCGGCGACTTCCGTTGCAGCGACGAGTACGCGAAGGCTTACGAGGTCTATCTGAAGCGCGGCGAGCACACCCCTGTGGCTGAGATGCGCGCTCTGAGCGAGGGCACGGCTGGTTCGGGCGATGTCCTGCCGCCGACCGAGTTCCACAACGAGCTTTCCAAGCGCCTGCAGAACATCGTGGCGCTGCGCAAGCTCGCCCGCGTCCTGCCGCTCGGCAGCTGGAAGCGTGAGATCGCCTTCGAGACCGCTCTGCCGAATGCTGCTTTCATCTCCGAGGGCAGCGCTCCGACCGAGAACGCCGGCACCTTCACGAACCGCGTGCTGACCCCTCGCCGCCTGGCTGGTCTTTCGCTCGTGTCGAACGAGCTCATGGAAGACGCGCCCGCCCGTGGCCCGGGCTTCTCGATCGAGTCGATCCTCACGGAGCAGTTCGCCCGCAAGTTTGGCGAGGTGGAGGAGTCGGGCTTCCTGGTCGGCAACGGCACCGCGCCGAATCCGAAGGGCATCCTGACCTACACCACCGGCACCAACACCACCGTTAGCACGGGCGCGACGATGGGCGGCACTGTTGCTTCGCCTAGCCTGACGGCAGACAAAGTGATCGATTGGGTCTACTCGATCCCCCGCCAGTACCGCATGCACCCGTCTTGCGCGATCCTGACGAGCGACGCTGTGCTCGGCATGATCCGCAAGCTGGCGTCGATCTCTTCGGGCACCGTGAACTACTTCTGGCAGCCCAGCGGCATGCTCGGCGAGCCGGATCGGATCATGGGCATCCCGGTCTACGCGAGCGCGTATGTCAACAGCATCAGCGCTGGCAGCGTGATCGGCATCGCCGGTGCGTTCGACTACTGCGTCATCGGTGAGCGCAGCGGCTACACGCTCAAGGTGCTCCGCGAGCGCTACGCCGACAGCAACCAGACTGGCTTCCTCGCGCAGAACCGCGTGGACATCACCCTGACTCAGACCGAGGCGTTCCGTTACCTCGTGTCGCCGGCCAGCTGATCACTGACCTGAACCCACACCGCTCGGGGGGGAAACCCCCCGAGCGGATTTCCAGCCATGCCAACCGTTCGCGTCATCCAGGCATACGCCGACCTGAAGGAAGCGCATTCCCCGGGCGAAGTGCTGCAGGTTGACGAGCGCACGGCGACCGAACTGATCGCCACGGGCCTTGCCGAGCGCCACGAGCCCGAGCCCCGGGCCTGCGTGAAGCCCGACTGCTGCAAGGCGGTGAAGAAGGGAGCCAAGTGACCGACGGCCTGCGCACCAACCTGAGCGACACTGGCGCCACCAGCGCCGTGATCACGGCGGCTGAGTTCAAGACTCACGCTCGTGTGTATCACACGCAGGACGACATTTACATCGCCACCCTGATCCTTGTCGCGACGCAGTGCATTGAGCACGAGACGCGCCGGGCGTTGATTTCTCGGGAATTCGCAATGCAGCTTCAGGGATTCCCGGCTGACGGTGAAATCATCCTTCCTCGTTCACCGCTTCTGACCGTCACCAGCGTGACCTACCTTGACTCCGCTGGCGCAATGCAGGTCCTCGCCTCAAGCAACTATCACACATACAGCGTGAACGGCGTTGGCCGGGTCGTGCTAAAGAGCACAGCCTCGTGGCCGACGACGCAAGGCACTGGCGCCCTCGATGTCTGGGTGAACTTCACTGCGGGGTATGGCGGAACGAGCGAGAGCGTGCCCGTTGCGCTCAAGCATGCCGTTCTGCTGTGGGCAACTCACTGGTACGACAACCGCACGAGCGTGAATGTCGGAAACATCGTGACCGAGTTGCCAATGACGGTCCAGCGACTCATCGCCAGCTACCACTCGGGGGATTATCAGTGAACCCGGGCTACATGCGCACGCCGCTGTCGATTCGTATGCCCGTCGAGTCGGTCGATGAGTACGGGCAGACGACGGTGACCTATCAAACGGACTCCACGATCTTCGCTGCGGTGAACGAGGCAAGCGCCGAAGAGAAGATGAACCACCGCCAGCAGAACCAGCTGGTGACGCACCGCATTCGCACGCGCTGGCATCCTCTCATCACACACCGCACACGCCTGCAAATGGTCTCAAGCGACGCGGGCGTTGCATCGAGAACTTGGGAAGTCGTCACCGCAATCAATTGGCAGGAGCGCCGCGAGTACCTCGACCTGGTGTGCCGGGAGGTGGTGACATGAGTCTTGAGCTCCGGGCCAACATCACGGGAATGGAGTCGGCAATCAAGGCAATGCAGGGCATGAAGCCTGGGCGACTAAAAAAGCTTCTGAAGGAAACTCAGGTCGAAGCAGTTACTCCATTGCATACGCGCATCCTGCTGGAAATTCACAACATTGTCGCAAAGCACGACAACGAGAGCCTCTCCAGAGCATTGCAGCACCGATGGTTCAGGAACGGACGAGGCAAGCCAGTTGGCTACTCGCGCCAGTACATGATTCGCCAACTCCTAAAGGAGCCGATCGAGGGCAGATCTGCGTTCGGTCTCAAGTGGGGATTCTTTAGGCAGAAGAATGGATCGTTCTCTCGCGTGAAAATTTGGAATCCGGGGTTGCACTTGATTGATCGCGGGCGAGGGAAAACCCGTCCATATGTCGGCTGGAATCGGCTTGGGAAGATCTTTGCAGCCGAATCGCAGCAGATTGTCCCAAAGTTTATTTCAAGACTTCGGGTTGGTCTGCAGGTTCAGATCTATCGGCTGATCATTGAACAAAACAAGACCTTGAGGAAGCTGCCGTGAGCGCTGTGGTAGCTGCGGTAGTGCGTGATGCGCTTGCGCAAACACCTGCAATCACCGCCATTGTTGGCAGCGGGTCAAACGCAAGGATTGTTGCGTCATATCGAGGTACGCAATCAGTTCCCTGCATCATCCTCACCTACGGGAATGATCGAGATCTCAGCCCGACGCTGGCTCGGACAGATCGCCTGCGCGTCATGGATGTGCAGGTCGATTGCATGGCCTCAACGCTGAAGGCGTCAAGAGAACTTGCGGAAGAAGTCCGAGAGGCTCTGCACGGATCTCGCGGCACATACCGCAGCACCACAATCATTGAAATGCGTGTCCAAAGCGTTTCCACCGATTACGACATGGGAGCCGATGCAACGGATCAGCAGGCCCATATCACCACCGTCCAGGTCGAGTGCACCTACCGCGCACCGGCCGTGAATCCGACCACCATCACCGACCCCAACGCGGTACCGTAAGCCGCAAGGAGCATTTACATGGCAGCAATCCCAAGTTTTGGCTCGTCCCTGAAGATGGGCCCCACCACCGCCGGCGCGTACACGGCGCCAACCCTTGCAGTTGGCGAGGTGACTTCCCTGAATCTTGACGGCTTGAGCGCCGCAACCATCGATGTTTCAACGATTACCGACAGGTTCAGGAAGTTCATCCCTGGCGTCATCGACAGCGGCACCATCAGCTGCGAAATGAACCTTGACGCAGATGACGGCAGGCAGACCGCAATCATCGACCTGCTGGACGCTTCGGCCACCAGCCCGACCCCGCAGTCGTTCCTGCTTGAGTATGGTGACACAAACAACAAGGGCGCAAAGTTTGAGTGCGTCGGCATCGTGACCAGCCTGTCGTTCAAGGGCGCGGTCGGCGAAGCGGTCACCGCCAGCATGACGATCAAGCTCACCGGATCGGTGAACTTCGTGGATGTTGACTAATGAGCCTCAAGGATCGCCTTCTTTCGCTTCGCGCATCGGTCCCCTCGGAGATCGTTGAGGTCCCCGGCGTCGGCCAGGTCGAGGTTCGTGGCCTGACCGCCGCCGGGCGAGACGAGTGGGAGTCCAGGCTGTTCAACGGTCGCGGAAGAAACTTGCGCAATGTCCGGGCAAGTCTCGTTGCTCTGTGTGTATTTGACAACGGCGCAAGAGTTTTTGAATCGGCAGACATTGAGGCAATGGGCGAGATGCCGGCTTCCGTCATTGATCGGCTGTACGACATTGCCATGCGGCTCAGTGGAATTGGCGCGACAGAGCAGGAGAAGCTCGAGGGAAACTGAGACAGCGCCCGCTCCGCCTGTTCAAGTTCAGGCTGGCGCTGGCGCTCGGAATGACGGTGCAGGAACTTGGCGAACGCATGAGCAGCATGGAACTATCAGAATGGATTGCGTTTAACGCAATTAGCCCAATCGGTGACGATCGGGCCGATCTGCGATCTGGAATAGTCGCAAGCGTCATTGCGAACTGCCACAGGACAAAGGGGCAGCCATTCAAGCCGGTTGATTTCATGCCTTTTGCATCTGACGACAAAGATCCAAAGAGTGCGTTTGATGACCTTCGAAAGATGATGGGCAAGGAGCGAAAGTAATGGCCGCAGCAGCATCCAAGATGGAAGTGCAACTGCAACTTCTTTGGGCGCAGTATGAGCGCGGGCTCGCAGAAGCTGAAAAGGCGACCCAGCAGCGCACATCACGCATCGGTCAGATTTTCGACAAGGCTGGCAAGTCGTATCAGAAGGCAATCACAAAAAACCTTGTCGGCATGTTCGGGGTCGGCTTGGCGGATCAGCTTACGAAGGGGATCATTGACTCCCTGAAGAATCCACAGTTCGGCACCGCAGGGGCCAACATTGCCTACGCGGTCGGCGACGGATTTGCGAAGGCAATGGAACATGTTCCGATTGCTGGCGCGATTGGGAAGGCCATTGGCGAGTACTTCTCGGGAAACACCGAGGAAATGATTCAATCCAGCCGAGAGGCTGCTGGCAAGCGATCCGCAGGCTTCGCATCTGCTTCCGACGCAATTGGCGCGCTTGAGCGACAGCGAAAGATTGTCGAAACAATTTCCGAGGACAAGAAGCAGGAGTTGCAGCGCACCCAGGAGATCGATCAGGCAGCCACGAGCATGTATCAGAAGCTCGTCCAGCAGGGCCTTACACAGAAGGAAGCACTGGATCAGGTTGAGCGACTTAAAACTGCGTACAAGGAACTCTATGCCGCGCAAGATGAAGCCCAGCAGCGTCTTGAGCGTGACAAGTACTGGGAACAGTTTTGGGGCGACTATTTCGAGGGACTTGATCAAGCCGCCGACGATTGGGACAAGCTTGTGGAGTCGATTGAGCGCGGCGTGAACAAGACAATCGATTCCGCGACGCGAGAACGCGATCGTATTGCGGAAGACATTGCCGACGAGCGCGCAAACATGATGCGATCGAACAACATTCAGGGCATTGCCACGGCCGCGGGAAGTGTTCGCGTCGCCGGCTCCGTCGATTACTCAAGCGCTCGCATGTCGTCGAACATCGAGCGCATGGTCGAACTTGATCAGCGGATCAAGGAAAACACGGACTACCTGAAGAACTTGAGGCCCGCATGACCATTGTCTGCACCCTGCTGAATCAGAGCGTTTCCTACGACCGCGAATCGTTCAACGGCAACGCGACCTACCACATCTACGACGATGCTGGCTCGCTGGTCTCTGCCGACAACATCATGGGCTCGGCGAATGTCTCGTCGGTCTTGAATGGCGGCGCCCTCACGGCGTTCGGCGCGTACTTGGCTGGCACGGGTGCGTATGCGTCCGGTGGCCCGAAGCTGCGCTACTCGGGCTACTCGCTTTCGAACGACGGCAGCGGCGCGAAGTGGACGATGACGGTGAATTTCGATTCGGGGCAGAGTTCGTACTCCCCGACCTCGGCCGCAAAGGACACGATCCCCGAGGACACGCCCGGATTCACGGCGATCGAGATGGACATCAGCGCGGCAATCGTCCCCACCTACCGGGTGGACAACTACACCCTGCCGACGGGCGGCGACATCAACGCCCCGACCGAGGCCGACATCGGCGGCAAGCCGTGCGACCAGGGCGGCGAGCCGATCGACGCTTTCGTTTCAATCATGCGGTTCACGGTGCGCAATGTGCAGAGCGGGCGCGTCAGCAACACCGCGATGAGCAACATCCTGAGCATGGTGAACACGCGCAACAACGACGCCTTCAGCATCAACGGGTTCAGCGCGGCGGCTGGCAAGCTGCTCCTGACTGGGGTGCAGGTCTCGCGCGTGAAAGCAAATGTCTACGAACTGACCTATGGCTTCGCCTACGACGACGACTTCCACCTGCGGCAAATGCCAAAGGTGGATGCGAACGGGAAGCCGCAGCTCGCGGTGCTGAGCGGCGGCGCCCTTACGATTACGGACGCGACAGTCGCCTCTGTCGATGCCGCGGCTGCCGGCGGCTTTGCCCCCCGCTACGCCTTCCATGTGATGTGGAAGCAGCCGTTCCCAGGCACCAGCGACTTCACCACCCTCGGGATTCAGGGCCTGACCTGATGCCTAGGCTCGTCCCTAGCCCAAACGCTCGAGACTTCAACGAGCGCCGCGCGGATCACCGCGACGCCCGGCAGCCAAAGGTGCATGGACAGGTCTCGGATGGCCGTAACACCTACGAGGTGTTCTTTGCTCGCATTCTTGCCGAACCCGAACTCATCACGGGTACGACGACGCGGTGGAAATACCACTGGGAAGAAGTTGTCGTTCGAGACGACCATTCTGTCGAGTC